GAAACGCTGGGAGAGATAGCGCATCGAGGCACCGATCTCGCCGTCCGGGCCACCGGAGTTCAATAGCCTATATAGGTTTTCTTTTAATAGGAAGAAACTCTTTCGATTTTAAGAGCTTTTTTAAGATTTTTTTAGAGATGATACAATATTTTTACCACTTGTGATTTGACATGTCAAGGAATGTCGCACGATATTTCTTGTCATATTATTATCGTTATGATATTCTTTATTTGCAATAGAATATTTCAGAAATGAAGAAAAGAGGACGATATGTAATGTACCGTCCTCTTTCTGTTTATCTGCTTATTTGATCAGACTCTTAATTGTGTTATATCCAGCAATCTTATCAGCTTTCAGGCTGTGATCTGTCTGGTAGCGTCCTGTAGCCGCAGCGCATCCGGATCCGAACTGTCCTGGGCACTCTACGCCATTCGGATTGTAACCTTTCAGCATCAGCAAGATCTCTACAGCTGTAACCAGGTATCTGGTGCTTCCCAGTCTGACAGAGCGTTTCTTCAATGCAGCATCAGACTTCGGTCCCCATTCACCATCTACAACCAAACCGGCTTTGAAGTCCAGGTTCAGGGCGATCTGTACTGCCATGATGCCGGCTTTTTTCGTGAGAGTTCCGCGTACACCGTCGATGGCAAGACCTGCTCCAGTAAAATTGTTGGCGTGCATCTGACCGGCTTTGATGATGTCTTTTTTGCTGCTCGTCGCTGCAGGTGTAGCAGATGCTGCAGTCTTTCCGTTGATCTCATAGACCATTTCTGTGTTACCAATTCCTAATGGTCTGCTCGGATCGCTGCCTTTGAACATCAACGCATCGCCTACTTTAAGAACCTCCGGGTTCTGGATGATTCCGTTCTTGATAACTACATCGGTTACTTTTTTCCAGTTTTTGTGCATGCCGGCTGTATTCAGTGAACCTACGTCAGGTACACCTACTTTTTCTGCCGTTTTGCAGATGGAGCTGCTACAGTCTGAATAATATTTGCCATTATATTTGGTGTAACAGTACAGCCTTAATGACTGGCTGTAGAAGTTCCGTCCCAGAATCGTTTTGTACAGGTCATGCATCTGCTGTCTCTGCTTTTCTGTGAGATTTTCTCTGAGGACTTCTACCAGTCCTCTCCCTTTTGCCTGTCTGGTAGTACAGTAGGCGTTCATACCTTTTGTTGATGGGGTTCCGGATCCATGACCGGCTAATACAACGTTTGTCACTTTTTTCTCCTCCTTTGTATCTGTTACATACTGCTTGATCCACTTCACGCAACACGCGTGCCGGGACTGGAAGATCTTATCCCCGACCTGGTTGTTATTGCTGGTATCTTTCTGATCCAGTAGAAGGGATGAATAGATGGTATCCGGTGTGTACGGTTTTTCTGCACGTTTGAAAATCCTCTGTACCGGCTTAATGCCTCCCAAGTGCTGAATCTCGCACCACATCATCTGGGACTGGATATCTGTTACTCCGTATGCTTCTGCATCTTTGAGGTATGTCTGCATCAATTCCTGGAATAATGCATCCTGACACTCTTTTCCTGTGGGGGTTGTGATAATCGCAATCAGGGCAGCTTTTTCTTTCGCTGTCGGATGCCATTTGCTTGTCTCCCAGTTGGCAGACAGTTTCTTTTCGATCCCGGCTGTATCCACTTTCCGGAACGCTGCCGGGTTCTGCTCCAGGATCATCTTACAGAGTCTTTTTGCACGTTCACCGTAGCTTCCTGCCCAACCGAGTGTACAGGTCTTTTCATTGGCCGTGTTCTTTCCAGGAGCTACATAGGATGCATAGTTGCGTTTTCCGTAGGTCTGACCTCCGGTTTCAACGCCACCGATGATATTTGTTAAGATGTTCAGATTCTTTTTATCCATATTCTTTCCTCCGTTCAAATGGAGGGTGATCACTCACCCTCATCATCCATTTCATCCTGATTTACTACTCTGTTGGCTGCCTGTAATCCTTTTACCAGAATGGTTGGCACGTTCACGCCCATCTCCACGAGGTTCTCACAGATAGATCTTGCTTCGTTGACCAGTAGGGACGCCAGTACGAACCATCCAAGAAGTGTTGTCACGCCGAGATCCATTCCCAAAATACTTCCAAGTTCCGTGAAACCGGCAGTAATGCTGAAAGATGCAATGATCAGCATCCAATATCCGAATTTTTTCATAATTCCCCACAGACCTGCTTTTGAACTTGTTTTTCCGGTCTTTTTCGATTTGATCCAACCGGTGATCCAATCGAAGACATTAAGTAACAAAAAAATTGCAAACAAGAACCAGTGAGGTCCCAGAACATAAGAAAGGACGGCTACTGCCGCCCCAACCATTGCATTGTATGTATCAATTACTTTCATTTACGCCTCCTCTGCCAGAATGGCATTTTTCTCTTCTTCTGTGATCCAGCCTTTGATACAGGCTTTCTCTACTACTGCAGGATTCTTTGTTTTTGTGTACAGTCGTTTGATTGTTTCGTACATGGCGTACCTCCTTATAATCCCATAATTTCCATAGTCAGAGTGTCAACAGTGTCTTCCAGAGATGTGATCCTCTGTTCTGTCTTGTCTGGTCTGATCAAATATACTCTAATAGCAGTTCCGGTAACCGGAATTTTGTTTTTTGCTTCGTCTTCTGTATAATCCACAATAGCATCGTACAGCTTTTCCACGCTCTGAAGCTTCGTGTATCCAGAATGGATCAGGAACGGATCTCCTGTAGAATCCAAAACAGTCACTTTTCTGGTGTTGTTGGAATCACTGAAAAGTTCGTCATATTCTGTGATTGTCTTTTCTGTTGTCAGAGTGATAATCAGGCTGTCTCCTGCTTCCTGGATACCATCTGCTACGATATTCAGTTCCTGATCGTTGCTAAGTTTGATTTTTCCCATGTCTTTTTCTCCTTTTTTTAAAAATAAAATGGTTTACGAGTTACGTATTAGAACCATGGCTGGTCTCTGATCATATATCTCCTTTCTGGGCTATACTCCACTTCAGGCATTCAAACATTAAATTCTCGATACGGTTGTAAATATTACAAAGATGGAAATATTGTGACCATAACTATAGACTTTGGGAATATTCCTGTACCACAATCCGGAATAGTATTAGGCACATTGCCTCAAGGATATAGACCATCATTGGATATATTTGCAAGAAATAGCTACGATAACCAGAATGGAAAGATTTATGTCTTTAAAAATGGAACCGTTGGCATTACAAGTGCATCAGGAACATTCAATTATATGACAGTAACGGTTTCATTTGCTGCCTCCGGCGTTTTTTAATATTTAATTTACGCTTTCTTTTCCCAACCGGCACTGGTCAATGTCCAGAATTCATTTGTACCCCAATAATCAAAGTAGTGAAAAGCACAACGGGTAGCATTCTTTTTAACGACAATACCCATGCCACGATCATCGTTTGACGAAATCACATATATAATATTTACTCCAACAGAGTATAACTCCGGACGATTTTTCAGGCTGTCTTTTAATGCTTCAACTCTGTCACCATAGTTTGTAATAATTGTATGAAAGTGCATTTGGTAGCCACCGTCTGTTAGATCATTCTTGGTAGCCAAAGTGGAGTATAGTCTACTTTCAAATTGCGCCGGCGCAACTCCCCTCTTGATAAATCTTGGCATCACAAAAAGACCTGCCTCTGGCAAGTCTCAAAAAAAATGCTTTTCCTATTATGCTGCGTATTTATCGTATGTGTTTTTCACATTTTTCTTGTCTACATACACGTATACTTGTGTTGCTACTGCTGCAAAAGCGGTTATGACTGTAGTTTTTTTAAAAATCTAATTTAATTTCAGAAACGTAACAATAACGCTAGTTTCAGCCTGATCGGAACATACAATATATTGCCAAACTGATCTACCGGTATGCCATCTAAGTGCAGCAGCTCCTGGTGCGGATGATTTTTGAATTGCGCAGATTGCAATAGGGAAACCATATTTCTTTATGTCTGCATCTGGAATTGTACCCTCACCAAACATACTAAATGGTGGCACATAGTTGTTCGCCGTTAACGTCATTGAATATGTTTTTGTGCGTATTGCACCAGTTAAAGTGGAGTTTAGTGCAAGAAGTTGCTCCTCCACAGTCGTATCTGTCCCATCCGCTTTTGTATGAACTACCTGCTTACTGTCTGTTTTCAAATGATATTCGTCCCAGGATGATCCGTTAAAAATTTTAAATGCTTTTCTAAGAATATTCATCTTTTCTCTCCTTATCCTATCCATACTGTTCCTGAAGCAACTCCGGTTGGGGCGCTACTCTGAACATATATCTTTGTTCCATCAGCACCCTTCGGTCCGGTTGCTCCGGTGGCGCCTCTTGCGCCAGTTGCTCCGGTGGCACCTCTATCGCCCTTCGGACCGGTCGGTCCTTGTGGGCCAGTTGGACCCTGTGGGCCGGTTGGTCCTTGCGGTCCAATGATCTTACCCAAATCAACTCTTGTGCTCATCTGACCACCTCCTACGGATAGATGGCGATCAGATGACCATTGTCGTCAATCTGGAATGTAGGACTGTCTCCTTTGTCACCTTTAGGACCCTGAGCGCCTGTGTTGCCCTTTACTCCTTGAGGACCCTGAGAACCAGTATCGCCTTTCACTCCCTGAGGCCCTTGTGCACCGGTAGCTCCCTTATCTCCTTTATCGCCTTTTGCTCCGGTCAATCCTTTTATGCATCCGGTATATACCCATTTTGCTGTAGCAGCGTTTCCGGATGTTGTACAGCGGTACGTGTTTCCGGTAGATGTGTTCAGGTAGTTGTCATTTACCAATGCATCTGTGATCCCGCTTCCGGAAAATACAGTGGCAGTGGTTGATGTTCCAGTGATCGCTGTTCCCTGATTCCAGCGGCTTCCTCTTGTTCCAGTTGCACCAGTGGCTCCTTTCGGACCTTGTGCCCCTGTATTTCCCTGGATACCCTGTTCTCCCTTTGGACCCTGTGGACCGGTGGCTCCAATTGGTCCCTGGGCTCCGGTTGCTCCCTTGGCACCCGTGTCCCCTTTGTCGCCTTTGTCACCCTTTTCACCTTTTGCTCCGGTTGCACCGGTATCTCCTTTAGGTCCTTGTAAGTCAACCACCATCTGATAGCCTTCTACAAAGACATAATCGCCGGCTGTCAGTGCGTTTGTTAGCTTAAAGCCTTTTCCGTCAGCGTGCTCAGTAAAAGCTTTCCCGCTCTGTCTGACGCCAAGGATATATAAACTCAGCGCATTGATTCCAACAGGAAACTGGTAGTCTGTCCAGGAAAAATCCGTCTGTCCTTCCGTGGCTGTAAATTCCTTCTGGAAAAGCACATAACTCTGTGTGCTTCCCGGTGGTCCCTGGACACCCTGTTCACCCTTTTCTCCTTTTGGACCCTGCGGACCAGCCGGGCCGGTATCTCCCTTCGGTCCTTGAATACCCTGGATGCCCTGAGGACCCTGGATACCCTGTGGTCCAATAGCACCTTTCGGTCCCTGGATACCACATGCACCAGACAGATCCACGATAAACGTGTATGCCGATGAGCTCTTACAGTAAAGTTTTCCGGTATCCGCATCTTCAACGCTTCCAGTATCGATCATAACAAAGCTTCCGATACTCAGGCCATCCGATGCGTATCCGGAGTTCATAGCAGCCACGCTTTCGTAGATCTTCTTTATCTGGAAAGGTTCTCCGGTATCCCCTTTCTCACCTTTTACCCCCGGAACTCCCTGCGGCCCTTGTGGACCGGCAGGACCCTGAGGGCCGATTACTTTTCCTAAGTCAACTACACTCATAACTTATAACTCCTTAATCTTCATATATTGCAATCAGATGCCCGTCACTGTTAATCATCATCCGTGGAGTCTTTCCATCAGCTCCACGGATGCCCTCTACGGTAGCCTGACCACTGGAAGATGTAGACGTCTGAGCCTTCTCCAGAATGGTTTTCTGGGTGGTTCCGAAGGTTGGGACGACCGTATAACCATTCTCATCAAAGGTCTCTGTCACTTCTACTATACGTTCATTCATATTGACGCCATATTCATGATCAATCGTAACGACCACATCGCCCAGGTTCCATTTTGTCTGATATTCTGCAGAATCCACTTCGGAAGAGTACGTATCACTGCAGGTATAATCTGCCAGTTTATTCTTTCCTCTGTCCGGAAGTGCTGATTCATCCTCGATGTCCCTGGCATCTACAAACATTTCATATCTGTTTATTCCAGTGTTTTCATTTCCGACCAAAATGATCTTTCTGTCTGCTCCTTCGCCCTGTCCGGCAACGATCGCTGTGTTCTTAAATTCAGAAACATCTGACACATATTCTCTGCTGATCACGTTGTCATAATCAACGTTAAAAATCATTGGTGGTCTGTCTTTCTGGTTTGCAGAACGGTCAACGCCTTCCAGAACCTCAAATTCCAGCTTCTGTGCTTCCGGATTCAGTGTGATGCATACTCCTAACCCAGATGCTTCACACAGGGAAGTGATCTCTTCATCGAGGTTGTCATACCTGGTCTGAAAATATACCCTATCCCCTCTTCCTTTAGAAGATTTTACCGACAGCATTGGAATGTTCCGGCTTTTGTCTGATGCATCTACAGCATTGGCAGTGACAAGCTCACAGATTATATTTTCTGCCGGCTCGTAGAAGCTGTGATATGCCAGACCTGCAGGCGGGTAAGTGATCCGCTGTGTTAATAGATGCAACAATGTATACCCGCTGATCGTGATCGGAACGCCGGATTCTTCCTCGTCAGAGCATTCAATCCGCTTGATGATCCCGGTCTTTCTCCGGTCATTGTCAAGCATAATATAGTTTCCGACTTTCATCTGTTTGGTCAGTTTGTCCACAAAGATTTGGAACGTACCGTATTTTGTCCAGTTGCTGATAAATTCCAGTCCCTGATAGGCATCCTCTTCCCCAATAAACTTTAAATTCCGATCAAAAAACCTGATCTCTATTCTCCGATCCATATGCTACCGCTCACCGCCTTTTCCGGTGTAGTGTCCTGAATGTAGATATTTCTCCATCCAGTTCCCTGCTGTCGCGCAAACCATTCCTCAAATCTGCGCTGGTACTCTTTCATAGCAGCATCGTACTCGCTAACCGTCTTAGGACGGATGATTCCACATACATTGACGTCTGGTCGTTCATCTTTGATTAAAGTAACCGCGCCAGTTTTGTCTACTTTGTACTGAGCCAATGACAGTTCATAGACTGTCTCGTTCCGAGTGATGGACGGAGCAGACGGGCTACTCGCTGCGGATCCGGCTCTCGTTACCAGGGAAACTGATGCTGTTGCAATGTTCAACTGCAGAATGATCCTGAAAATCTTTGGAAGATTCGCATCCGGCACTAGTGTCAGTTCTTTCACGGAATCGTTGTAATGGAAGAAACCTCTGATAATCGAGAAGCCAATTCCAACACGAACCTTTCCGGAGCTGATACTCAGCGGATACTGCAGACTCTGATCAGAGTTGACAGCAATACCAGATTCATAGATATTATCAAAATATCTGTTAAATTCCTCCTGGCCGTATTCCGTACCGCCGTTAAAAAATCCATAATGTTCCATGTTACACTCCTAAATACCTGTTTTTGTAATAGATCTCCACGTTCTGAGGGGCAAGCCCGTTCTCAGAAGCGTATTCAATCACGTTATCGCCTACCTGCAGAGAAAAAAACCGGGACGACAGGTCGATGTAATCAAAAGCATCTGTCCTTGTGCCGTTCCGGATGATCTCTACTTTTTTCTGTCGGAAGCCTGTATTGATATACAACACATCATCTGTAGTGAGTTCCCGAATGATCCGGATGGTTTCGCCAGTCGTTATATTTTTGATACTCGGATTGACGGCAGGACCGTGAAAGTAGATCTCCACAGGGGTTTCCACGTGACCTGTATTGATGATATTTTTCTGTGGCTCGCCTCGCTCTTTCATCTCGAACGGAAGTGTAAATTTCCACTTCCATCCACGAATCCATGTAGCAATACTGTCACCAGTCTGTAGTACGTCCTGGAACATTGGATCCATGCAGATCAACTCGATTTTAAAGCTCATGACATCGTACCTGTTCACGGTATCGATCTGGAAGGCTTCTACTTCGTAATCAATAGAACGCTCTGTTCCCATGTAGCTGACTGTAAGTTTTCCACCAGAAAACGGTGAGAAAAATGCAATCAGTTCCTGTCTTTTCGCTGATTTCTCATCGTCTGCACCAAGGAAATCCGCTTCGATGGAGATCGGCCGGGAAAGCACTTTCTTTCTTTTCAACCTTTCCCCGATATAGTTGGTATTCACTGATTTTTCCAGTTCATAATCCGTGGCTTCCAGGCCGGAGTAATCGGTTACACCGTACTCCGGTTCATCCAACACAATGGTCTTACCGTTCCTGGAAAGTGAAAATATAATCTTTTCCATTATGTCCAAGCCAACCTCCTTGCCTCTCTTCTCAATGCTCTGCTGGTCTCAACCGGTGATTTCACAGGCTGATAGATATTGACCGTCTGATTTACTTCCGTATCTCCACCCGTTCCATCACCGTGGAAGAACTGAGCTCCTTTCTGGAACATACGATTTTCCACAATTCCGGAAATTGTAGAGGACATTGCTCCGCGCATCATGCTCAGGAGGGACTTCGTATCGATTCGCATGGAGTCCGTTACATGCCCCGCAGCTTTTTCCACTACACCGGTATTTTTCGTCATACCGCCGCTGATACCATAATCGAACATCTTACCGATCCAGTCACCAACACGGGACGGGGAATGAATGTCCAGGTTTGCTTTCGCTGCATTAGCCGCTGCGTTCGCCACCGCTGCTGCCGCTGCTGCCACACCGTTCTGACCAGAACGGATACCGTTTGCGAAACCGTTAGAAAACTGTAATCCGATATTATGGGATCTGTTAATTCCTGCCTGCAGTGCATTCTTTGCATTCAGTGCCAAACCATTGCCGGAACTTCTTGCCGCGCCGTTCTGGCTAGCGATCGCAACCGCGAAGGCATTTCCAAAAGATGTTCCTTCTGTTCTTCCGGATGCTGCCAGGTTGCAAGCGCTCAGTGCCTTCGCTGTACTGCTTCCGAGTGCTCTCGCCGCATTGCCGGCTGTCGATGTCTGACCACGGATACCAGCTGTAAATGCTGTGACCGCCTGCCTTGCCTGACTCTGTAGGTTCGATCCAAGGTTGACTGCTTTCACGCTGTTCGCAACTGTTTTTGCCAGATTCAATGCTGCTTTCGTCGTATTTCCCTGTCCACTGGTTAAACCAGAAGCCAGCTTCCCTGCTGTATCGCTACCAGTCTGTCCTGCCGTCTGTGGAAGTCCGGATCCAGACATCTGAGACATCGCATAAGCATTTACTGTATTCAATGCCTGTCCGATGGATCCCATGCCGGATGTAATTCCGGATGCTTCGCTGTCCACTGCTTTCTTTCCTGCAACTGCCGGTGCGGATGTAACATCTGCAGAAGTAACGCCGCTGTTGATGCCGGATTCCAGGGCGTTTCTGGCACTTTCCTGTATAGCTGGACTTCCCTGCGTGATACCTGCGGAAACCGCTTCGGTGGCTTCCTGTGCTTTCTGGCCGGCAGGTATGGAAACATTTGCGCTTGTGATTCCGCTGGATAGCTGACCAATGGCTTCCGATCCGGTGCCTTCCAGCGCCCCGCTGTCTACCAGGTATCGTTGGAATGTATCCAGGATCCCCTCACCGGTCGTGGATGCCGCTTCTTCAAATTCCGGAATCTTGTCCTCCATGGCAACCATCATCTGTTGCATGGAGTTTTCCATGTACTCCTTGCCTTCTGGTCCCATCTTCTGCACTTCATTCAGTGCCTGCAGGATCGAAGACCGGAGGCTGACCGGGATTTTTCCACCGGACTGGTCTATCTGCATGACAGCCAGCTGGAAACCTTCTATCATCTTAGTATAATCCGTAGAGCTCAGTGCGCTCTGGATCTCTTTCTGAGAGGTTGCTATGCCATCTGCAGCCTCACTGGCATACGTTGGAATTTGTGCATACATATCCAGCGCTTCCTGAACACTTTCCGGTGTTCCTTCTGCCAGTTTTCCCATAACCTGATCCAGACCGTTGACTTCCACGCTGGCTTCTACGGATGCCTGCGATGCCTCCCCCAGTTTCTCTCTGGTTTTATCCAGATTTTTCTGAGCTTTTTCCAATCCGGACAGGTCATTGATGCCATTGCTCCAGTCTTTCTGCACCTGCGCATATTCATTTAGAGCATCATTATACGCTTTCTGCGCATCCGTCAGGTTTTTCTGTGCTTCGCTCTGGTTCTGGATAGCTTCCGTATACTGTGTTGTAGTCGCTTCCTGAACAGCTTTCTGTTTCAGAGACTGAATATACGCATCAATACTCTGATTGACCTCTTCCAGGGATTGCTTCACGCCCTCATTGTCCTGGATAAATCCCTCTGTTGTCAGACTGTAGCTGGTTCCCATGGCTTCATTCAGCTGGTTCAGAATATAGTTGGCTGTATCCTCACAGCCCTCTTTTACCTTTCCTGTTGAATCAAACGCATCGTTCAACCCTTCTTTCCATTTTTCCACCGGTGCAACCGATGCTTCGATGGAAGATCCGGTATTTTCCATGGACTCTTTCAGGTTGTCCAAAGAACGTTGATTGGACTCAATATTGGAACCCAGCTCATCCATTTTCGCATTAAAGGCTTCCTGCTCTGCATCTGCCTGGTTCACAGTCGTGGCATACAATGCCAGTCCACCCACCAGTGCTGCAATCGCACCGGCAATCAATACCGCCGGATTTGCGCTCATAATCGCATTTAATGCCGATACTGCCAGGCCTGTCTCTGAGGATACGGACTGCAGTTTCATTAGGACACTGACTACTGTACCAACCGGTCCCTGTACCATCTGGAATGTCTTAAACGCAGCCACCAGAGAAATGACAACCGGTGCTACCGTATCCATATGGTCTGCCAGTTTCGTGAACAGCTTTCCGATAATTTCCAGTTCTTTCTTGGTAACTCCGGAAAGACTTCCAAGACCGGAACTGAATGTTTTCTTTAAAGAATCCAGCGCCTTCTTCGCCGGCTGCTGCATTTCCTTTGGAAGAAATTTGATCAGCCCATCGCACAGCGAGTCTATGATCTCCCTGGATGCGTATTTCAGCTGGTTTTTGTTTTTCTTGATGCCCTGCACGAATGATTTCAGTAGCAATACTGACGCATCTACCATCTTCGGAGATTCCTGGGCAATTTTCACTGACAGACCACCGATGATATTTCCAGTCTTTTCTACCGCTGCATCGATACCGCCATTCTCCAGTGCACTGGAGATCTGTCCCACGGAGTCCGTAGCACCTTCTGCTGCTTCTTTCATGGGATCTTCGATTTCTTCATAGATCTTGATTCCCAGTCCCTCAATCGTGGATTTCAGGATCGTAATTTTGCCTTGCAGGTTGTCCTGCATGGTCTCAGCCATCTTTGCCGATGCCCCATCTGCTCCATAGATCGCATCTTTCAGCTTATTAAAATCCGCATCCGAGGCGTTGACGATCGCCAGCAAACCGGACATTGCTTCCTGTCCAGCCAGAGAAGATGCCATTTCCGCTTTCTCAGATTCTGATAATCCGCTGAAACTATTCCGGAGATCTCCCATCAGGGTATCCAGGGATTTCATATTTCCATGAGAATCCGTCAGGGAAATGTTCAGCTTCTCCATTGCTTCTTTCACTTCTTTGGACGGTTTCGCGAGTCTGGAAAACATCGACCGGAGTGCTGTACCGGACTGGCTGGCTTTGATTCCGCTGTTTGCCATCAATCCGATCGCCACGGCACAATCTTCTGCACTGTAGCCAAGGGATCCCGCCACCGGCGCGACATACTTGAATGTCTCACCCATCATGGATACGTTCGTGTTGGCGTTACTGGAAGCTGCTGCCAGTACATCCGCAAAATGCGTGGAATCCTGTGCAGACAGCCCAAAAGCTGTCAATGCATCCGTAACGATATCTGAAGTAGTTGCCAGATCTTCCCCGGAAGCTGCTGCCAGATTCATGATGCCGTCGATACCATTGAGCATGTCTTCCGTTTTCCATCCAGCCATTGCCATATAGTTCATAGCGTCGGCTGCTTCTGTTGCGGAAAACTTCGTGGTAGCACCCATTTCTTTCGCTTTATCGCTCAGTCTTTGCAACTGTTCGTTCGAAGCTCCGGAAACCGCCTGCACTTTGCTCATACCGGCTTCAAAGCTGGATCCTACTTTGATCGAATACCCGGCAACTCCTGCCAGTGCCGTAGACATGCCGGAAATGGCGGTCACTGCTGTGGCAATCCCGGTTTTTGCGATAGACGATACCTTCTTCAGCCCTGTCTCGATTCCCTTTGTATCCAGTCCAGTTTCGATTACAATCTTTCCATCTGCCAACTCTTACTCACCTCTTTCCAGATACGGCGTGATGTCCCGTCCTTCCTTCAGTGCCTGGATCAGCTCTTCGTTTCTTTCTATCTGCCGATTTTCCAGTTTGTAATACCGCTGCATTGCCCGGTAATAATCCGCCTGTTTCTTATCCAGATCCTTATTTCCCGTATCGATCGTCCGATACAAGATTATCCGGCTCAGCTGGACATCTTCCGGAAGATCATTGACCATAGCCAGAAACTCCCACCAGTGCAGGTACGGTACCGATCGAAGATCTAGCCCATACACATCGTTTCTCCGGAAAGCAGAATAGATCATTTCTCCGTCTTTATGGAAATCGAACGGTGTGTTCGAATTGATTCCAAGGATCCTCTTTGACGGTTTATGCCGCTCCTCTTCTGTCTTCCCTCCACGGATAAACCACAACATCTGTTGCACCGTTTCTTCTGGATCCGGTGGAAGTTCTGTGACAAATACCCGTTCCAGGCATCTGGCGATATCTTCCAGGCTCTCATCCGCTTGCTGAAGTTCTTCATCATAACGTAAAATGGTGCGGAAATCCGTATCAATCGGATATTCCACACCATGGATATTTAGGCTGTGAGGGAGCGGATCTGTCAGGAAATTCATGTCTCCTCCACAACATCATCTTCCGGTTCCGAAATCATATTATTAAAGCGTTTTACTGCTTCATCCAGTTTCTTCCTCTGCTGTTTCATTTCGTCTACAAGCTCCGCGAGCGCATCCACACAGACTGTTAGATCATTCTTTTCGCCGCACACCTTATTCCCAGTGCCTTCCCCAAAAATATGATCAAACGCATTTTTCGCTGATGTACAAATGATACACATGTCATCTGCAATATGTTCCGGGCTTCCCGTTGTTTTCGTAGTATCTTCAATAACAGCATCGATTGCTTCATGCATCTTTCTGTTCGTTTCTACCTCACAGTAGTTATATTCCAGTTCCACTCCATTAATCTGCATGATCTACCTCCTACGCTTCCGCTGTACCTTCTGTGAATTTCTTTGTAGACGGGTCAAAATGACCTTCTATCCAGTCACCCTTGCCAAGCAGGTTACCGGATCCAACGATCTCGCCATCGTTATCGGTAAAATCTGCAACTTCAATGGCTACTTTTCTTTTTCTTGCCGGATAACCAGATGCTCCCTTTTCGCCTTTCAGATCTACACGGATGTATTCTGTTTCAGCATCAGCACCGGTTTTTTCTTTCCTGCCGATCTGCACGATGTAATCAACCGCTTTTTCCTCCTCGATCATGTCCATTTCAAATGGAGCAGACCAGTCGTAAGAACCAACGGATTTTGTAGCAGACTTGTTATTCACGTAACGTTTACTGGTTGTCTGTGCAGACGGGCTGTCATCGATCTTGGAAAAACCGGTTCCCATCAGAGCCCATTCCTCAGTGCTTGCGCCACCTACGTTTAAGTAATCTGCTTCCTGATATCTCTGTTTTACTCCCATAGTTATCTCCTTTTCTGTAAATAGATAAATTCACATTGTATCGCATACCGGGCTGTCTGTGTCTCGTTGTCGGTCATGTAACCGTTGGTCGTTGCCCGGATGTATCGTGGCTCTTTGGAACTCTCCAGTTTTGGAAAGTTCCCTTTTCTGGTACACTCCTCCAGCCACTCAGAGAAATGCTCATAAAAATCCGAAGTATCAATATTGTCTGCTGCCCCGAAGAACACCCTGCTGCAGAAGTGGAACGCCACCCTGCGGACCGTATCGCCATTGGTGTATGTCCTTACAACCGGATCTGCAGGTGCAACCTCGATCATGTAGTTTTTTGGGTTTTCATCGAGGGTATCTACTTCCACCTTTGACACCCCGGAAAATACTTCCGAAAATTCATCCAGATACGGACATTCTGCAGCGATGAAGTCCCGGATTGCAGATATCACGCTCATCCTTTCTTCCCTCCACAGAATTTTGCAGTAGCTTCTACAATCTCATTCCCACGGTCAGGCCACATGCGCTTGTCCCATTCTTTACCCGCCAGTGGAGCCTTGCTCCTGTTTTTGCCTGAGTTCTCATAATATTGCCGGCGGGCATAGGGCTGACCGTAAGTAATGTGAGTTGTATGCTCTACTGCTGTCTGCTGCAACGTTCCTGTCAAATTTGGGACATAAGGGACACACAGTCTTCTGACCTCATGTGTAAAAAACTTTTGCCCTTCCCCATTTTTATTTAAAGACCGTTTCAGCAGAATTTTCTGTTCGTCATCCATCTCAATTCTTACCCTTGTCTTACCCATCATCCACCTCCGATCCGGATATGTGGAATAGATCCGCACCGGTTATCTGAATGACTCAGGATCACGCCTGCCAGATAACCACGGCTTTTCAGCTCCGTATCCCTTGTAATCTCGTCCTCAATGACTCCCTTGGCGATCAGATCACCGTTCGCCGCTGTCCAGTAACCGGCAGTATCTTCCAGCCTGGCGTACTCTGCCGGTTCCACAAAGATCTCCTGTCTTTCTTCGGTCGGGACACGGATCTTGATCACATCGGCGCTGTTTAATCCTTTCTCACCTACAGAAACCTTCTGATCCGTGTACCAGTGGACATCCCGGAGGATGGTTCGCACATAGACCGTCTGGCGTGTCTTTTTATCGACCCGCTTGTTGTAGATCGTTACATCTGCATTTGTGATCATTCTTCATCCACCACCAAATCCATCAATCCTGTATTGCTCAAATACACCTCTGCGATTGCATACAGCGTCTCATCCTGTGATTTACTCCTGTCATATGTTACAGAATAGCCGTCATTATTTTCTGACGTTTTTCCATCCTGTTTTTCATACTGGTACGCACATTCACACATCTCACACAGCGCTGTTTTTGCCTGTTCCGGCCAGTTCTTCTCATTCATCCGGTCAAACGTATATCGATTCAGCCTGGTTCTCATTTTAGTTTCCAGAGTCTTCCAGCGACTCTCTGGTATTTGAGAGCCGCCGTAGCTGTCCTGGTAGTATTCATATGTTACTTCCATACAGAATCCTCCGTATTATTCGCCTTTCACTGTGTGAACGTAAATTCCGGCTTTCTTGTTATCTTTGCATTCTGCGATACCAACCGTTCTGTAACCGAATTTCCATGCATCTGCATCCTGGTTCTGATCCGGTGTGATAATTTTGGAAACCGTATGTTTCTGATACTGGATAGCTGCCTGTTTATCAACGATGATAAAGTTCATAGCTTTACTAGTAGTATCTTTTGCAAAACCGCCGGCTCCATTTGCATTCAGTTTGATTTTGTTGAAAAATCTTCCTTCCGGAATTTTCGAAACTCCTGCGAAACCTTCCATAGCTTTCTTGGAAGCTGTGGTATCCAGGTCATCGATCATTCCAGCCAGTACCGGATTGATGAACAGATAGCAGGTACCCAGATTTGCTTCTGAATTCTCGATCGCAGATCTTGCTGCTCGAATTGCTGCCAGTGCCGCTTTTCCATCTGCCAGATCCGCTCCTACCGTTGTGACTCCGGTTAACTGTGCATAAGATGCAAGTCTCCATGCGTCCAGTTCCGGGATAACCTGGGTTCTCATGAACTCACTAGACAGTCTACCAAAAGCAATGCCTGCAGATTCAATGTTATCCATTGCATCTACTGCAAACATGCGACCTCTGTCGTAGGTACATTTCTTGGTTTCATATTCCAGAGTTACATCACCGGCAACATATCCGGTTGTTTTGCTGTAATCTGCCAGACCCTGCATAGACATTTTCGGAATCAGAATCTCATTTGCATTTGCTCCCTGCTGTACCAGTTCGTTCGGTCCGTCCAGCATGGATGTCAGGGATGCTAATTTGTACACCTCATCCAGAAGTGTAGAATACTGTTTTCTCAGTGCAATTATATTTGGCATATTTTTCTACCTCTTTCTTACTTTGCTTCCGGCAGACCCATGGCAGAACGGATGGAAGCCAGATTATCACCTCCGATATCTGCTCCGCCTTCGCCACCAGTACCGCCTACCGGATTGTTGATGGGTTCCTTCGCTCCGAACAGATATCCGTCTGACTTTTTCACATCTTCCAAAGCCTTCTTGATATCCTCGGACTGGTTCTTCGATTCTTTCAGAGTGTCCATGTCCAGCATCGCCATGACAGCTTTCTCATTTCTTCCTCCTGCTGCCCGGATCGCATCTTTCACAGAATCATGGAACTGGCGGTCTGCTTCTTTTGCAGCATATTCAGCATCCTTTGCCTGCAGATCTCCCTGCAGTTTTGTGATCTGTCCCTGCAGATCTTTGACGTCCACACCTTCAAACTCTTTAAGCCTGGTATTTACATCATCCAGAGAGGTCTTATAGTTATCTCTCTGTGTAACGGCATTGTCGTACTCACTTTTTGTACGATAATTTTCTTTCCATGCTTTGTCAAAATCTGCTTTCTTGTCCGCTGGAACCTCCAGACCAAACTCCTTCAGAATCTCCTGAATGTTTTTCATTGCTTTTTCCTCCTGAAATCTTTTATTGACCGCTCTTTCAGCGGTGTGGGATATAGCCGGTTAGACCTCCGGCAGGGTATGTCCAGTTTTCAGCCATATGGCAGGGCATAAAAATAACACGCATCGCTACGTGCTTATGTTCTGTCGTACTGTTTTGTTTCTCCGCATTTTACACATCTGCAGATATATTTTCTGTTCGCAATATCGTAATGCTTCCGGAATCTGTGTTTGCAGAACTTTCTCCGGATCCAGCGATAGATCTTTTCTACCAGCATGTCCTCACCTCCTTGTACCGGTGCAATTTTTATTCATAGATGATATCCAGGCCATATGCCACTGCTGCATCGTGTTCGATTCTGCAACCTCTGGCATTTTCCCATCCTTTGCAGAAATATGCTGCATGGCACAGAGACATGTTTTCAAGAGACTTTGCGAGGAAACATAATGGAATCTGTACTACTCCACGTTCTTTCATGGATTCATTGCTGTACCATTCATCTGTAAAAAGAGTATTCACAATCTCATATCCTTTTTCCTTAAGAACTTCGATTGCTTTCTCTCTTGTTGCTACGATTTCTTCATCTGTCTTTCCAGCCATTGGCTGACTTAACATTGCTCTTTTCATTTTTTAATCCTCTCTTTCCTAAAAATGGGTATAAAAATACCACCAACCGTTTCTGGCTGATGGCATTATTTAACTGCTTTCAATGCTTTTTCATATTCGATTCGTAATTTCCTTTTAAATTCTTCGATTTCCTCCGGCTTCATCCCCGGCTCTCCAGTAGCACATATATCCGGTGTTTCATCATTTAATATTTCTGTCGCTCTTGGTTGCTCTGTATGCATTTCATCGTAGCGTACTATCAGCAGGCCTTCCAGATCACATGAAAAATCATAAATATCATCCGGTGTATTGTCCAAAAAATCTTTGATATAATCCATCGTTTTTTTAAACACTTCTCCACTCCTCCTTTAAGCTTTTTCGCCTTACTACCGAAATAATTTCATCCGTCATCGTATTCTTTACAACTAACAGCTGTCGTTCGTGATCGAAATATATCAATTTATTATCACCCTCTCTGTAGTTTGGAAAGCCATGAATAAACTCAATCAGCTCATTTTCCGAAACTTCCGGAATTCCAGGCTTATTCAATCTCGGTAGCCGGCTAAGCGCATGCACGGACATTACAATATCTTCTTTTTCGAATCTGCCATACGCCAACTTTGATTTAGTTTTAAACTCCTCAGACCAATTCTTTCCATCAATCTCCTGATAGGTTGAAAATTTCTTTTGTAGTTTTTCCCATTGCTCACTATCATTGTATTTTATATTTCCGAACTTATCAAGTGATCCGATCGATTCTCCAAGCACTTTCTTATATTTTTTATACTGACTCAAGTCTCTTTGCATATTATCAACCATCTTCTGCGGAAATAATGTACTGATTCTATTGTCAGTAATGACTCTCCCAAGCCCATCCATATACACGCGTTCCATCTGTTCCGGAAGTTCCATTTTCTTGGAAAATGCCTGGTACTGATGCAGCGTATTGAGGTATCTGGCTTTTGCGGCCAGGATATCATCATTGCTTCCGTCACCCTGCTGTAGTTGTCGGACCTTCGTGCGTTGTGCGCGCATCGTGGTTTCCATCTGACGCTGTGCCTGGGAAGCCTGATAGGCGTTGTACTGTTTCCCCTGGTAAGTTCGAACAGTCTGTTCTTTTTCTTCCATCGCACCCAGCTGTTCGTCCGTGTATGTACGTACTGAAAAACCTTCCAGGAATGCGTAATAACTGTGTCGACAGTTCCAGCCACACAAGCCATCTCCATCACCCAGTCCGCAGATGCTCTGCAGCTCCTGGTAGGTGTACACTCTTCCACCCCACCAGTGGGAGGGGCGGTGTCCGGCATGCCATGAAACTTCGTATTTGTCCGTATTCAGGTCTTTTGCCACCTGTTCGTTAATTTGTGCGCTCAGCTGTGAAACTCCCGTTAAAATGGCTCTTCTGGCTGCCACAGGTGCACGGTTCTTCCATCCGGATGCATAATCGATAACTTGTAATCCGGACGAACTCAATTCTTTGACTACACGCCGCAGGACAGTGTTGTAATCAAAGGATCCTGTCACAATGTCCATACAGGCTCTGTCCAGGTATTTCTGGTAATATGTTGCTAACGGAGTAAATACAACCTTTCCGCCGCCCATATCCACCGTCATTCCCATGGATTGTGTCAGGTTCTGGATCTCGTTTTGCGTCTGTTTTACAATGGCATTCGACCACTTCCGGATCGTCTCGTTATCCTCCAGCGGGGTGAAGCTCCCGTTGATCTGCTCATAGGCCGCCCGGTTCCGAACATATTCCCAGTCGCAGACCTGATCGTACAGCTCCCAGATCTCCGGATCCGATATTTCCAGAAGCTCTTTTAGCTGAGATTCTATAAACTCTGTACTGCCTCCCAGAAGAAGCAGCTTGTTGATCTGGTAGTCTGCCGTGCTGGTGATCTTCTTGGTCTTGCGGATCCGGCGCACGATATCAGAAAAAATCCTATCCTGCAACTCATAGAAGAGTTTCTCCACCCGGATTGGAAGACTTCCTTTTTCTTCCGGTGTCATCATGGATTATTCCTCCTGTGGGTTCGGTGGAACCGTTTCGTCTACGACTTTACTTTTCGCGGTAGCTTCGTCCTCGTTGTACCACTTCATACGGTACTCTACCAGTGACATTGCTCCCATGCTCACATCCTGGCGGTCCTGCTTCCGTTCGGACTCTTCATCTGTCAGGATGGAATCGTTGAATTTGCATACAAACTCCGGTCGTGACATATATGTCCCGCTGTAAAACGCAAGTGCTGCAACAAAATCTTCCAGACAGGTTTGCAGTTTTTCCTGGATCGCAGATACCCGGTTGTATTTTCTGGTCTTGGAAGTCAGCACTTCTGCAGCGGTCTTTTCTACCTCCTGCGCATCAGACAGATCCCCATAGGCAAGACCTACGATAAATTCAATCTCTCGTTTGTACTCTTCCAGACCTCTTCGGAAGGCTTCGTCCCGCATTTCCGGTGAATATTCTTTGTACAGTTCTTTATCCTTGCCATCTTCCAGATTTAATCCTTTATACAAACGCTTTTTCAGTCTTGGAAGATATGTCCTGCCGCCTTTGTGCTTCAGTGCTTTTTCATCCACATGGATCGCACGCTCCCCGGAATCATATTCCCAGTCAAGCCGTGCTCCCTGGATGTCTGCTTTCCGGATTCTTCCCTTGGCTGATTCAAATACGGATACACCGCAGGAAGATCCATCCACCTTATTTTTCACCGGATTCTGGTAATATCCAAAATCCATCTGCGTCATTCCCGGATACATGATCGGTCCCGGCTGGATCTGCTGCCATTCGGAAACCTCCGAAAGTTCACATCTCTGACCGATATCGTTCTTGCTCTGGGAGTGGAAGCAGCTGTTTTCTATTGTCAGATTCCCGTTCGTGAAATAATGACGCTCTACTCTCGTATAGTAGTCATTTTCTCCTACGCATTTCAGGGACAGAAAGGCTATATCATTCGGTTTTCCGTCATCATCAAAACTGATCGGGATCATCTTATCCGCCGCGATGTATTCGATCCTGTCTTTTCCCAGTGGTCTTAATACCATGGAGCCAAGTGCCAGACCGTTCTGCAGTTCCCTGTTGATATCTGACAAGGCTTTTTGCAATACCGTATCCATCTCATCGTTATTCAGGATCTGTGCATCCATCTCTACCAGGACACAATCTGCAAATTCCCGGCAGATACCTTCTTCCAGCTTCATGGACTCTACCGTATCATCGCACCAATCCGCTTCTCCTGCCAGCATTCTCTTCCATTCGTTGATGGCATCGATCATGGTCTGCGACAGTGCCACATCCCTGCCAATTATATTTTTTAATGTCGTATAACTAAACATGCTCACTATCCTTCCCCATAGTCTTTTTAATCCATCAAACATCTTCTGCCTCCTGTATCAGCATTTTCATATCACGTTCGATCGTATATTCGAAAGCGTCCAGGCTATCGATATCTGTACTTCCATCATCCAGCCGTTCGTCTTTTCCTTTTGCCTCTTTATCCCAGACAGCCTCCGAAAATGCCGTTTCCAGTAATTTGCAGTCCTGGGTAATAAAGAACCGCCCGGCTCCCATGAGCTTGACGGTGCAACGGATCCTGTCCAAGATTGCTTTTTTCTTTGCCGGCCGGACGATAATCCACGGAAACTTCTTTTCTACAGCATTCCGGATAGAATTGCCAAGGACTGTTTCCGCGTTGTCATAGTACACAGATTCCACGTTGCAGTATTCGATGTAATCTCCATGTCTGCTGCATATGCCATATTTTTCTATGACCTCCTGGACAAATTCGCAAAACAGCTTATCCAGCATATTGCTGTCAATGTCTTCATTTTCATCTTTTGCCATAATTCGCTTGGACATCAGGCAGATCACTTCCCGGTAATCATCCGTATACCCTCTGGCTACAAAGGAATGGCCGGATTTGTTTCCACCAAAATCCAGACCAATCTCGATGGATACGATATCTTCTTTCCGGAACTGCTTTTCTTCACTCTCCGGATTCAGTTCATCCACGACCTGACAGTAGAAGTTTTCCGGATGATCACCAAACTTTTTATAGATGGCTCCTTCTGCCCGCTTCCACATCCCAAGGATCAGTCGGTCATAATAAATTGTACCGGCATATTCCTTACAAAGCTGATCCACGTATTCCGGTGGAAGATACGGATTATCGAAAATCGTGTACTCCTGCAGATAAATATCCAGTTCTTTGTTATCCAGGAACTCTTTCAGCCAGTGTGTTGGATGTTCCGGGTTGCATGCTCCATCAAAGCAGCTGTACGGCTTGTCCAGACGGGATTTTAACATCTGGAACACTTCTTTGTTCCATTTGGCAATCTCATCACCGTAACAGTATTTGATGCTGGATCCCTGGATCTTCGCTACCTGACTGATCTTTTCAGCTCCCAGACAGTAAGTTTCCTCTCCGCAGATATGTGCCACATTTCGGTTATTGATCTGCCCGATCAGCTTTTCTGTGTAGATCTCACGCATCGGCTGTAGAACGTTTCGTTCGATAGATTCCTTTGATACCCCCAGAATGACATTCAGGCCAGGTTTTCCTTTTCTCTCACGAATCCTAAAAGGCACGACAAAAGCAGTATCCACATAGGATTTTCCAGAACGAACCGCCCCGGATTTAATATTCCATCGGTGCGTGGAATTTACAATATACTCATTCTGTTTCCTGCTTAGCTGCATTCTCCCGCACCTCTTTCAAGATCTGATCCAGGCGATCTAATGCTTCATCCGTCTCATTTTCACCAGTGATATCTTCTTTTCTTGCCCTGTTCAGCTCAACTTTTGATCTCTGTTCTTCCAGATCCGCCTCGGATTTTTCTGTCTGGCCAACCGTCTTCATGATCGCCTGATATGCTTTTACGTTTCCAAGAGACGCCTGCTGGATCATGGCCATGGCTATGATCTCTTCATAGGTGCTCTCGCCACCATCCGCTCGCAATATATCCGATAATCCCTCGACTTCTGCCTGCATCGTCAAAAGCCGGTGCATGGTGTCTCGCATGGCTGCTTTTCTACGTCTGGTTTCGCCGGATTTAATCCCGCCTTTTTTTCCACGTTCTCTTGCTTCCCTCTTGCTTCGTACCGGTTTTAGGTTTTTCTCATTGGCCACTCACCTCACCTTCCTGTCTCTTCGATTTTTGGTATAGAAAAAGCACCCCGGAGGGTGCCTTTAAACTATATATTCTTATTTTCATTATTTGTATATTGTGTTGATCAGCAATGAAAGAACTACCATACACAGTATTATATCGATCAGTGTTACAATGCATGCCGCAATAAACAAAAACATACAAAACATATTAAAATAATTCGCTATAATCAGCGGAACAAATATAGATAAGCAAATCAAAAGTACAACGCATGTTTCCATGTAAATGAACAGTACCGTCTTGTAATGCCCAGTTTCTTTTATTTCAGCTGTAAGCTTACTCCCTTCGAATGCTATCAATATCGATTCTGCCGCAAAAACAAATCCCAATATAGTTCCCCATATTCCAATTACAGTTTTTACTGCCTCTAACTGATTGTTTACATCAATAATAAACTTTTTTTCTTGTAAAGAATGGCAAATGAACGCACTAAAAATCACACTTATCGCAACCGGAATAATAACTAATAATACTCTCCGAATCCTATGTTTTCGAACTGCTTTCATCTGCCCACCGTCCATTTCTCTATAAATTTACCACTATAGCATCAAAGAAATTATTAATAGCTCCAAACATTTCAGCCGAATCGATAGTTTTATTTTCTGTAAGAATAAACTCCTGTTTTTTTACCAATTTGTCACTTAACAAGTCTATTGCATCTTTATATGCAGCCTGGCTAACTTTAAATGATTTAATGTCTTCCCTGTTCTGTTCTACTATATTCTCCAGCTCTCTTACTGCTACTGGAGGTAAAAATCCTTCTTTTTTCTTGCCAACTCTACGCTTAATTGAAACTTCATATGTGTCTACATTCTCTATTGTGTTAAAAAACGAACCAAGTAAACCCATATTATCTCTCAATACTGTCCTCATCTTCGGCGTATTGTTTACGCATATCTCAAATAAGCTAAATCCTTCCTCCTCTGTAATTCTCTCAAAAACATCCTTACGCATTTTTCCTGAGCAGGTTATGCTATCCATCATTCCCGTAATCGTCGGCAAATAGAAAGAGATTGCACTTGGTCTGGCACCATTGAAATTAAACTCGGCTCCCATAACCATTTCTTTAGTAAATAATATGCAATGTGTAACCTCAGCAATATTGAATTCTCCATTGACCACCGTTGTCAGATTAGTTAGTTTTCCATCTTGTTCAATATACGGCAATGCATCTAATCTACAAAGTATAATTTTAAACCTGATTCTTCCACTTTCTTTATCGATAGATTCAACATCGACATATATTTTATCACCATACTCTGTCGAATACTCAATTTTTCTAAGAATATCGCGTCTATCCTTGGCTTTTGCTTTGCCTAATTTATCATTAATTTTTTTGATCTTTTGGAAGGCATTTACTAATATTTCCGATGGTTTTGCAACATCCACCAGTGTGTTTGTATTATTGTCGATATTTTCAACTGACACATCGTAATAATATATACTACGATCCACCCCTTGTTTCTTCTTTGCCATTTCATATCCTCCAATACAATTATCTGTTTTTTATTCTATACCATTATACGACAACTTTCAACAGTTCCCTGTATTGGATGTAAAACCATTATAGAACAAGTGTTCTGTAAAGTCCACAGTTCAAATTAAAAAATACCTCACAAAATCTGCAAGGTATTTTTAGATAAAATGTATTGAAGGACGCCAGATCAGCTCTGGCGGGCTGTTGTACCGCCATTATCGGCGATCGGACCGGAAGGATTCGAACCCTCGCTTTCCAGGCGTTGACTAGTCATCTGGTCGCTCTCCCATTAAGCTACGTTCCGAAGTGGGTGACGGTTCTTTGACTGGCTGACCGTCTGAGCCATCCGGTTATCTTTCAGCACTTCGATAGCCGAATCAAGGAGGACTGTTGTCTCTGTTTATCTTCTACCACGATTACCATTTTAGCACTTCCAAACCGGACAATGCGGACAAATCGGACATTTTTTTTATTTTTTCTTAAAAAATCTTTCATACTCCTTTCTCACACTTTCCGCAGTAGCTTTTCGTCCTATCATTACTGCAACCTCATCCCAACTCTTTTTCTCAAATACTCTATACCGTATAATCCGCTGCATTCTTTGCGGAATCTCCCTCATCCAGCGTTCTACTTCAATTTTTAACTCTTCTGCCAGCTTCTTCTGTTTTACAAGTCTTTTTTCTTCCTCTCGTAGTCTGCTGTCCTCCTCATATGTAAATGTTGTACCAACACTTTTAAAGTGCATGGGATTGTACGGAAATTCCGGATTGCTCCCTGAAACGTTTGTCTGCACAATGGTTTTTCGCTTCTTTTTCAACCGTGTGATCTCTTTCTCTGTTTCTCTTACTAACTCGCAGGCATCAATATACTGTTCAACAATTTTCTTTTCCAACGGTATCACCTCCCCATGAATACTTCCGTTTACTTTTCCTGTCCCTAACCGTAATACCGATCAATTCCAGACCCACTATATCAAGGAGTCTTCTTATCAACTTCAGCGGCTCCCAGATATGTTCTGGAAGATATTCTGCATTATGTATCGCCTTTTCTGCCGTCTGATCTTTATATCCTTCTCCGTTCATACTTTTCTCCTACCTGTTTCTTTTCTAATTCAGCCATTCATTATCTAAATAGTAGAACCCACATACAATTCCAATTATTAACGCTATCCAGAAAACCCAGAACAATATACTAAAAATCATTCCTTCTTTACTTAGTGTTTCCACAGTTTCTTCTATGTTCTTATTTTCGTAGAATTTAGTTTCTTCTTGAATTGTATGATCTTTCAGCTGTGCAAATACAGTTCCTTTATGTTCTGCATCAGTGCCGTAATACTTCCATCTGTCTTTCGATGTTTCGTACAACGTGGCAATGTGTTGAGCATCTGGAAATCTTATCTTACTGCTTGAAAACTCTACGTTGCAGAATGTGATACACTTACAAGTTTTAGAATCCGAATCTACTTTATCCCACGTGTAGTAAACTTCTGTCGTGTAATATGTTTGCGATTTACCGTTTACGGTTCTGGTATGTTTTACTTGTCTTGTATGCCTTGTATAATGTTCTTTCACTTTGTTGACATACATATATTCTCCACTTATCTCTGGATATGTTACTGTATCTACCGCTTTTAATTCTCCATATACAAAAGCATTTCCTACGTCCGTATCTAATCCATACTGGAATAAATCACTACTTTCTATCTTTACAGCTTTGTTGTATATTTCGTTTTTATCCGTTTGGTATTCTGAAATCTTTTGAGAAATCAGAATACCAACGAATAACATAATTGCAACGATAGAAACACTGGCTAATATTTCACGTTTTGTTATTTCCATAAATATTTACCCTCGAACAAGTTCTGTGGAGCAGTTTCAGGAGCATTAAACTCTAGTTGTTCGAACTCTTGTACATCATATCCAAGCATATTCAGAAATGTTCTCGCTGGAAAACCTTTTACATATCTCCTATATTCCTTTACCTGCTTGTTGTAATTGCTTCTGTGTTCTGCAATAAGATTCTCTGTCATAGATAATTCATTCATCAGAGTTTTGTAGTTTTCATTAGATTTAAGTTCTGGATAAGCTTCAGCTACAGCTGTAATTGCTGTTGTTACATTCTCAATATCGCCAGCTGATCCACGTCCTTCTACTACAGCTTTAAGAGTTTCTGACTCATGTTTGTCATACTGTTTGACACAATCCGCTAAGTTGTATACAAGGTCAACTCTTCTTTTTTCTTGTACTTCAATATCAGACTGAGCCGTATTTACTTGTTCTTCTAATGTGATTGCCTTGTTCTGGAAACTCTGAACCCAAAATACAATCAACCCAATTACTGTAATAATTCCTACTAAGATAATTACTGGCGTTTTCCAAGTGTTGTTCTTCATTTAACCCGTTTTCCTTTCTATCTTATCTATTCTTCCTGAGGTATCTTACTGGCATATCATACCAGGCTACCGAATCGTTCTTTTTGATTCTCATAGATATTCTTCCATCAACCATCTCAGTACTTCTATCAGATGCTCTTTCGACACTGCTGTGTGTCTTTCCGCATCCAGTTCTTCCTGAATGGCCGTTATCTTATCCGCTACTTCTGTCTCTTCGTCATAGATGTTTCTTATGATTCTTCTTGCTCTTCCTAAATCCATATCCTCACCCACATCTTTTGCAATCCCCTGCTGCCGCTCCAAAGCAATCCGGTCTGCATTTTGGTCGGCGCAGGAAGTTGTCCATCATACGCTGATGCCATTCTGGCGACTGTGGATCCGGATGTTTTTCTTTCCATGCCTGTTTCTGTTCCTCTGTCTGCTGATCCAGTTCCTGGCATTTCTGTTTATAGTTTCGGATTTCTTCTTTTGTTGCATCTCTTGGTTCTCCGATAATCTCTATCATTTCTCTTTCTCCTGTCTATCTATCCTTCCTGTATGAACACAAGCTCTGTGGATATACATTTCCGTTCCTCTTCTGGTTCTGTTATACACATATTTCTCCTCAGGCTCTATCAACTTTCCACAGAGATAACAAATATGTGTTTCCGGCTTCTTCTCTTTCTGTCTTTTCATGTTTTATTCCTCTTCTCCATGCAGCCGGTCAATCTCATGGAACACACACCAGATCAGCTCCCGCATCAGGTCGCACGGATATTTCTGGTAGATCAGTTCCCCGGCTGTCATTAATCGCAATCTATCTTCATCACTTTCTGCAGCGTGATAGGTCTTAAATAATTTCCATGCTGCATTAAACATTTCGCAATACTTCTTAAGCTTTTCTATCTCCATCAACGTTTACCCCTTAAAACGGTATCTCCATATCTTCTGGATCCACAGCATGAAATCCATCCGACTTGTCCCAACCATAACAATAATCCAGGTCATCATTCTCTCCATAAATCCTCTTGGACTTCTCATCATAGTTGAGAATAATACCTTTTAGATTGATTTTCCCGAATAATCGGTTCTTGGCCACGATGAGTTTTCTCTGATCTTCTCTGACGATTCCTTTCTCCAGTTCTTCTTTATCTCCCCGGTTGTAACTTAATGTGATTCCGGCCAGATTGGTGATGTCTCCGGATCCGCTGACTTCGTCATTGGCATCCGTGGTATAACTGTTCTTTCTCTGGTGAGCGATCAGAAGGATCAGACAGTCATATTGGATTGCCAGCTTCGCCAGATTTCTCACGAACTGCCCCTGCTGTTCATACCGGTCGCTACCCCGCTGCTCATCTATGTACATAGCTGTCATCAGGTTATCAATCAATATAGCTCTCACGCCATATTGCTGGATGGATTTTTCAATGCTTTTCAGAAGATCTTCCTTCTCATCATTTTCCACAATCCGGTTATCATAGATATATGCTTTCTCCCGGTACCAGGAATTGATCAGCTCCTGGTTTTTATTTGTGATAAACCGGTTCATTTCTCCATAATCTGTCCGGTTCTCCACGATATGGTGCCGGCCGGCGATCTGGAAATCAAACCAGCTTTTATACAGATAATTTGGCAGTTCTCCGGAATATGTAAACGTCGGATATCCCTGTTCGATCACCCTTGCCATGATCTGGCTGGCGAAAGTAGATTTTCCTTCTCCACGTTTTCCAGCAATCACACAGACCATCCCAAACGGAAGACCACCATATAGCATCCGATCCAGATCGGATAATCCAGTTTTTACCTTCGGTAGCTTGTAGATATTGACGTTTTCCACTTCTGCCAAAGGGAGCACTCTTTGCACCGGAATGGATACCGCATTTTCTACAGCTTTGCGGACTGCTTCCGGTCCATATTTCTGTAAAATCTCATTGGCATCTTTGCAATCCCTGTAATCACTTTCCCTGACATGCTTGATCCTGCATGGGAAACGCCTGGCAACTTCGTCCAGTAATGTGATCTGATTCTTTTCGAAGTCTCCAAAAACAACAATCTCTTCGAACTTTGCTATCCAGTCATAACAGTACGGCACCCAGGTAAACCCTTTTGCTCCGGTAGGAACAGAAACTGCATTTTCTATCCCCGCTGTAGCTACGCTCAGGCTGTCAAGTTGCCCTTCCGTGATCACCAGGCGGTCAAACTTATCATTGCACTGCTTCATTCCAAACAGGATCGGTCTGCAACCTTTTTCACACCATTCCTTATTCCGGTCTTTCGTCTTATCAAAATTCGTTTTCCGATACTTGATAAAACGCAGCTTCCCTTTTTCATCATAAAAAGGAAATACCAAAATATTTTCCTGCTGCTTCAGCGTCGTGATCTCATACTTTTCTGCCACTTCTTCACTGATTCCTCTGGCTTCCAGATAAGCAATAGCTGGCGCTTTTGGTTTAATCGGTGCTGCCGGTGTCTTAAAGCTCCGATACTGCTTTTGAGGTCGGTAATACTCATCTACTTCATTTCCGAGACTGAAATCAAAATCCCTGGAAAGCGTGATCATATTTCCTGTCACTCCACAGGAAGCTCTCAGACACTTAAACTGTCCAGTTTTTAAATTAATGGAGAACGTATACACATCTTTATGTCCTCCATGGCAATACGGGCACTTATACAGATGCATCTCATCACCTTTTACTTTTATTTTGTCTCCATGCCATCTCGCAAAGTCGAAGGCATCATCTGTTTTAAATTCATATACACCCATATCACTTACCTCTTGTCATCTCATCCAGCTCCCGGTTCAGATCATCGCTCACTTTCATGTAGATATGCCAGATCCTGTCATCCTTGCATCTGCTCTGCACAGCTTCCAATAATGCAATCTGTTTTTCGAGTTTAGCGATTTTCTGATCATGATTCATTCTTTTTCTCCTGCTGCGCTTTCCAAATACGGTATGCTTCATCCGGATCCATGCCTTCATCGTCTTCTTCCGGAAGATCAGACGAAGCAGACGCGGGAGCGTTATTATTTACTTTACTTTCCTTTACTTTACTTTGTGTATTATCGACTGAATTAACTTGGTTTTTTCCGACATTAACCCTGTTATTGTCGTCATTAATTGAATTATGGGCGACTTCAACTAGAGAGTACTCTTTTTTCATTTCAGCTTTCTTCCGTTTTGCGGTGATCGACAAGTACCGTTTTTGTATTCCTCTGGACGTAAGGATCTGGTATTTATCAAAGAGCTTTTTTGAAAAAATATCTCTCCTGATACAAGCCTGCACTATTTCATTAATTAAACCTGGGCCACAATCCGCACCTTCTTCAGACGCGAAAAGAAGCTTTTTTTCTTCATTCCATTCACAATAGTAACCGTGCTCCCGGTAAATGGTTTGCCAGAGCTTGACGACTATTGCAAATCCTTTTAAACCAAATTCAGCTTGTATCATTCTAATTTTGTCATCCATGTAGCAATCCAAGCTAAAATAGTCGACCCCTTCTTTCAAAGGTCTGGCCATATCTATTCTCCTTTTAGGATCCTGACGATCTCTTTCCCTGTCTCTTTCTTGCTACAAAATTCAAACCGGACATTGTATCTGTCTCGGATTGTACAAAGACTCTTGTAGAGCTGCTTTCCATCTACGGCTTTCTCGGAAACGACTGTTTTTTGCCTCCTGCCGTTGATGGTCCGCCAGATAATTCGATGTTTTCTCGGGTTTTCCCAGAAATAGACATCTTCCAGACAATTGATGCCAGCTCCATGTTCAACCAATATCACCACCTGGATTCCTGCCTGCATCGCGCGGATCAGCTCTGCTTTGAACCTTTCATGCTGCTGTGCGACATTACCACACAGTTCTTGCAAATCTTTTTTCCGGTCTATCACCAGCCGTGGATTATCCAACGACTGGTAATCTCCAACATACAATTTTGACCGGAAATACTGTATGCCTTCCATCTGGTCAAACTGTTTCTGTACCCGTTCCCACTCTTTTTTGTGTTCGCGGGTATCCACCTGGATCTGCATTCAGATCACCGCCTTAATCGAATGGCAACTCTTCATCCACACCGTCTGGAATATTCATAAAGCCATCTCCGGATGGAGTTGCTCCCGCTGGATAACCATTTTTATGGTTTTTGTATGCCTGCGTTTCTGACATTTCCGGAACTGTTGCATCTGCGATCCGGTCAACGGAAATAAACCAACGCAGCACTCGTTTCTGTATTTCCTTATTATTGTAGAAATCCATCTGCGGACCAAACACACCGCCGATCAGCTTATTTTTGAACTGCTGACCAAAATTATCTCCCCACTTGGTTTCAAATCCTTTGTTGGAATGTTCCACGCAGGTCATAAACGTCTTGAAAGATCTATTGCAGTTTCCATCACTGTCCTCTGTCAGGATGTAGTTTGTTGCCTGGTTCGGCCATTTCTTATCCGGCCGGATGTCATTCTTGAACTGTTCCATAAAATATCCCGGCTGCTTATCATCCGGTGTAAAATCGAACAGTACTACGATCATTGGTTTCCCGGTTTTGGAAGTTGTCTCAGTCACCTGCTTGATGATCAGCTTATGTCCACCCAGCTCCACAGGGGTAAATTCCCCTGCGGCCTGTGTATTGTCGTAATTATTTGGTTTATTCATCTTCTTTTTTACCTCCAAGTTCGTAATATTCTCTGATTGCTTTTTCAACCAGTAAAATGTCATTATCAATTGTCAAATCAGCAAACATGCCAATCGGGGACTTGCTGACCGCTCCATCTGCAGCCTGTGTTACGAAAAGATGATTATTACCCTCCGCTACGCAACGAAGAACAACAGTAAACATTCCTTCGATGCAAACCTTTTCATCCAACAACTTGCCGATGGTTTTCGGCTTAATTTCCCCCAGATCATTGGATTCCTCATGCATCATTACATACACGATTTTGTTTCCTGGTACTCTTTCAGAAATAAACTGAATCAAATTCCAGAAATGATCTCCAATCTGATTGTACAGGGTGAATACTCCGTTTCCACCGCCAGCTGAACTGTGTCCATTCATAAACATATTCGTGATCAGATATCCAGCATCATCGATGACGATGTTATTTGCTTTTGATGCAATCAGGCACTTCATCACCTGCTGGTAATTATCTGTGTTCCATCCATTAATTTTCCCTTTGAATGGAAGTGGTTTATTCAATACCCTGATCAGATTCCAATCCGGGTTGTCTACGCAGTTCCGAAGGCTTGTGCTCTTGCCTGTTCCGGATCTGCCAATGATTAATACTGGAATTGCCATAATATCCTCCTATCTAATCCTCAGCGACTCACCCTGCACCAGCTCCGCATATTCCGTAGCGCCGTTTTCCTTCAGATAATTTTTCAATGCCGCTCGATCCAACTCCGGTGCTTTCTGCTTCCAGAAATATCCTGGAATCTTTGATTCGTCTTTTACTCTGACAGTCGGTGGATTCTTCTGGATTCCAAAGCTGAACAGATCTGTTTTAATTTTTTTCTTTCCTGTCTGGATCATGCCGCGCTCCAAATTACTTTTGATGGAATCAATACTGTTTTTCACAGTTTTCTTTTTAGATTGCAGTCTGGAAATCTCAGCATCGATGGTATCGACCTGTCCTTCCAGTGTGCGGATGACTTTGGCATAATTGTCTGCCTTGTCTTCGATTTCTCCCTCGATGCCTTCCAGTGTATCTCTCAACACATCCGGATCCGCTTCTTCTGCCATCTCCATCAGATCCATATACTGACCGGTTAATTCATATAACGTTGACATTTACTTTTCCTCCTTTAAAATCATTGAGACCGAAGCCTCGCTACACGCCATCTCATCCGCGATCTTCTTATTCGACCAGCCGGCCCGATGCAGCGCCAGTACTTTTCCACGGTCTATTTTCTTTCTGCCCGATTTCTTCTCGGACTCCGCGGAGGGGGGGGGGATTGCTTTTCCTCCTCCGCTTCTTCCATTGCTGGAACAGGAAGCGGAATATCTGCAGTTACCGTCTCCGACTCCGGTTCTGGATCCCATCCTGGCGGTAGTTCATGCTTCGGCTCCTGAATTCCCAGAAGCAGACATAGCATAGAGTCTGCCATCCATCCCTGTTTCTGAACATATCCCGTCAGCAGCTCAACTGTGTGCTGATCACGGATCATGTTCTCATATTCATCCTTGGTCACCTGGACCATTCTTTCTTTACTCATCTTCATCCTCCAGACAATTGTATTCATCTTTTCCGCATTCCATCCGGTCCAGCGCTTTCTCGAACCGAATGAAGAAAGCAAATACCAATATCAGCCAGATCAGTGCCGGTAAGGCCGCTTTGCAGGTAAATAATCCGAATACGGATGCGATTGTTCCTATTAATTCTCCTGTACTCATTGCTTTTCTCCTATACTTGTCGTACAATAATAGTGGTTATTTGTTTGAGTGCCGGAACGGGTGGCAGCCCTAACGGCACTTATTTTTTATCCTGCTTCCATAAGCTTGTCCTCCTTTCCCCGCCCTCAGGCGGTCTTCTCCTTGTATGTCTTTTCAAACCCGATTCCCTCCATCGCCTGATCAACCTTTTGTCTGATTAGTTCCATAGCCCTCTGCTCTCCGATCTGCTCCATGGAATACGTCTGGCCATCAATAATGAACCTTGCTTCACAGGTCAGTTCATTCATCAGTACCACCTCCTGTGTGGATCTGTGATATGATATGTATTAAGGTTTTAAGTTGCCACATGCTCAGCGATCATCTGAGTATCTGACAGCTGTTTTAATGTTTCTGACATACTTCTCACCTCTTTTTGTGTTGATTTTTCTACTGATTCTTAAAACCTTATTAACTGAATCGAAAAAAGTTATTCCCTTTCTTCTTGGCATTACGAGAAATTCTTTCTTTTGTAAATCATCAAATTCCAAGTAGTTAATCAGTAATTCTCTGAAATGTTTGAAGCTTTTATGAGCTTCATTAAGAACAATGGCATCCTGTTCTGCGATGTAGTAAAACACTAGTGAAGGAATATTGTTCTTTTTACATGCATATATTGCCGGACTGCCAGGGCGTATGAGTTGTAACTTCATTGTCGTCCTCCTATAAATTTATTAATAAAATATTGCTGTCCTTTGCCGGTAACTTTTGTTGTTTTATTGATTCTCACTGAACCATCAGGATTATTTACAGTGGACTCTTTCACTTCAAACAATTTCATCTCCATTGCTTTTTGTGTTGGCATGTTCCAATCTGCGCCTTTTCTCTTAATCAGATAACCGTTCTCTCTGAGCCATTCAAAAAGCCTCTTCTGCCCGGTCTCGATACCATTCTGCTTTAACAGCTTTGCAAGATCTCCAATCAATATGGAAGTATGACTGGTTGCCACGGCATCGGCGAAGATCTCTTTCGGCTTCATTCGCTGGTTGTCTTCCAGCAAAACAGCATTGCTTTGCTTTAAAGATTCAATAGAGTTATTTGCCATCTTAAGAGCCCTAGCCATGATCTGCTCCGGCGTATTCCAAGCTTTCTCTAACTCAATAAAATACTGGCGGATCTGCTTTCCTTCTGGCGAGCGCTGTATCATGCAGATTTGTTTTGCCATATCAATGGAAATATCTGCATCCTTTGATGGTCTCCCTCCCTTTGATGAGGTTTCGCTCATTTTTGAGCAAAAGTCTTTTCCTTCATCGAAGCCATACTCACACATCCTAGGAAACCAATCTTTGAATGCTGTTTTGATATTCAGTTTTTCATGTAAATCTCTTGCCGATACTGTCGGCTGTTCTGCCTCATAATTGATTTTTAATAATTCTGTCATTGTGCTCCCTTCTAATTTTCTTGTTTTTTATTCATTTTTCTCCTATACTTTAAATACAGGTTCCTGTCAGAGCCGAGTATAAAAAGAAAGGAGAAATTTCTATGCAACATATGGATTGGAGTGCTATCGCAGCATGGATTGCCCTGGCCATATCTATCGTTACCCCAGCGATCACCACATTACTTACTAACCGTCACCAGCTTAAGCTTCATAAACTCAGTGTTAAAGAGAAACGTGAAGACGATTACAATGCAGCTCGCATCTTAGTGATCGAACAATTCATTTCCAACATCAGTAAATACATTTCTCGTCCAAGTGCCGCAAACGAAAGGGAATGTGCAGAATGTTTTTTCCGTATATACGCTTATGTTCCACAATCGTTATGGCCATTCTTAGATGTTTTAAATGAAATGCTCGAATCCGATCAGCTGGACGATGCCCTGAATCTATTTAGAGATATTTCTAAGTCTTTAGCCTGCTTATTAAAAGAAGAACCGCTAATACTTCCATCGAAATAGTCCAGCCTACCAGAAGCTTCCGGTTAGGGAGCTTCATTTTGTATTCAATAGATCCACACACTACTGCTATGGCTGTTACGATTCCGAAGCATATAATATTTAATTTATCTCCCGACATTCTTCACGCTCCTTTCTCCTCATCCTCCGTATTTTCCAGTAACTGTTCCATTGGAACTTTGAAATAATCTGCTACTTTTTTGCTTCTTCTGCTATAATACTGATTGCGGACTGCGAATCACCTCAATGAAGGGAGGTGATATCATAAAACGGATTACATATTCTAAATCATTGACTGATAAGTGGATGAAACTTGGTTATAAGATAGTGGCGCTGTCTTATACCGGTTGCTTTGGAGAAACTCCATTAGCATTCCACCTTGAAAAAACACTTTAATTTTTAAATAATCATCAATCATATTTAACGCAGTCCGTTTTTACTTTTTGTGTCCTGCTGCCGTAAGGCGTACATCGCATTCTGCGTACCCATCTGTAATTTTCTGCACTGTTAAATGTACTCTAGGTGTGTCATCACCCGTTTCTTCACTGATTAGTTCATCAACTGTAATTCCGAAGTAATCTGCTACCTTTTTCAGATTTTCAATTGATGGACTGGAATTCTTCCATCCTCGAACAGTTCCATTCCCCATTGCACATTCTCTTTCCAATTTTGCAATAGTTATGTTTCTTTTTTCACATAATGTACTGATTTTTTCAAAAAGCATTTTTTCCTCCTTTCTTTATAGATTTAGAGAAAAGCATTGACTTTTGTTAGAGAATAATCTAAAATATGAATTGTCAGATACATATTGAGGATTTCCCTTTTACTGTTTAGGCTTTTCTCTAAATCCTACTTAGATTATATAGGGTATCCTCTAATTTGTCAACAGCATTTTTAGATTTTTCTCTAATTTTAGGAGGTACTCTATGAACAGTGTGGATAGGGTGAAAAAGATATGTAAAGAAAGAAAAATACCAATTTCAAAGTTGGAAAGAGAACTTGGTTTTTCAAATGGTTATATAAGTCAATTGAAAAAAGGCGTATTTCCTTCCGATCGGCTCATATTAATAGCTAATTATTTGCAGGTTTCTACTGAATTTCTTATGAACGGGGTTGATAACGACGGGCTAACCGATAAAGATAACCGCGACATTGCAAGAGATATGGAAAACATCCGGAGTAAATTATTAAGTGGTTCAGATGGTCCTCTCTCTTATGATGGGGAACCCATTCCAGAAGAAGATGCAGAACTGCTCCTCGGACAGATTGAGCTTATGATGCGCCGATTGAAACCTATTAACAAAGAAAAATACAACCCGAACAAGAACAAAAAGTAGGTGGTAAATTTGAAAGCGCATGATATCAAGCGTTTGGTCGCTTGCTATGTTAAAAAATTCAACACCAGAGATCCGTTCGAACTGGCAGAGCATCTAAATGTAGAAGTGCAAACCGGCCCTCTCGGCAATCGAGCCGGATGCTACATGTTTCTGAAGAATCATAAATGTATATTTTTAAATGAAGATCTAGAAGAGCACGAGCGAACACTTGTTATGGCTCATGAGTTGGCACACTCGATCATGCACAGAAAAGAGAACTGCTATTTCATCCGGAACAAGACTCTTCTGCTGACTTCCAAAATAGAAATCGAAGCAAATACGTTTGCAGCAGAATTATTAATTTCAGATGATCTTATATATGAATATCCAGGAGTAGGTAAATCTCAGATTGCGCGGATTGCTGGATATGATGAAAGAATTATGGATTTCAAAATAATATAACTAATGATGGGGGATAGATTTATGAGCCTATTAGACATTTTCAGAATTTCGAAAATCAAAACTGAAAACGAACAGTTGCAACAGCAAGTTACCGAGATGCAGGCAACAATGGATTCCATTGGAATCACAGAATATGTTCAGGCGGCTGAAAAAATCCGCTCTGAAAGAGCTACTTTCGATTCTTATGTAGAATCTAAAAACGCTCAGCTTGAAGCAGATATTAAAGCTTCGGAAACAAAAATCAGAATCCAGTTAGAAAACGGAAACAAAGAAATCTCAGAGAATAACGATACCATTGCACGTTTGCGTGAGGAAATCACCTCTCTTTCTGAAAAATGCGGAAAATTAGATAAACAGGTGCAAACTCAAACGCGTAAATTATCGCGTTCCAAAGAATTGTATCTAAGCGTAGATCACGCTATACAAAACTTCTTCGAGTCAGATACTTCTTATATGAACTGTAAACTATCGGCAAGAGATTTTACTGATTATGATCTCATTTCTCCATCTGTCATTTTGAAGCTCCATTGTATGGATGTGAAAGATCTGAGAAAGGCGTACCGTGAAAACGAAAAGCAAATAGATAAACTTTTAGATCAGTACGCTTCCAGATATACTACCAAGGCCAATAAATCCATTTACAGTTTAATGGTTATTGCCTTGAGAGCAGAACTGCAAAATATTTTATTTAACCTCAAATATGAAAAGCTGGAGAAATCCATAGAAGATGTCAAAAATGTATCTGCAAAATATTTAAAAATCGCTGGCGAAGGAAATCAAAGTATAGCCGGAACTCTCACCAAATTCATTGGCGAAATCGAATATCTGTTTATCAATGCAGTAAAAATAGAATATAACTATTATGTAAAGAAAGAACAAGCTAAGCAGGAACAACTCGCACTCAAGGAGCAAATGCGCCAGGAGGCTCAGGAGCGAAAAGCGCTGGAAGCTGAACGAAAGAAAGTCGAAAAGGAAGAATCGAAGTATGCTACGGAAATCGAAAAATTAAAGGATCAGTTACAATCCGCTGCATCCTCTGAAATTGATCAGCTTAATTCTCGTATTCTTCAGTTGCAAGCTCAACTTTCTCAAGTTATTGTTAAAAAAGAAGAAATTTCAAATCTTGCAAATGGTAAGGCGGGAAATGTATATGTAATTAGTAACCTTGGTTCTTTCGGAGAAAATGTATTTAAAGTAGGTATGACAAGAAGATTGAACCCTCAAGATAGAATCGATGAACTTGGAAATGCTTCCGTTCCATTTAAGTTCGATGTACACAGTTTTATCTTTTCCGATGATGCAGTAGGACTTGAAAATCGTCTACATACTATTCTTGATCAGAAGCGCGTCAATAAAGTTAATATGCGAAAAGAATTTTTCAATGTTTCCATCGATGAACTGGAGCGAATCGTAACCGATATAGATCCAACTGCGGAATTTAATCGGACTATGGTTGCAGAAGAATATCGTCAATCCTTATCCGCTGACGAAAACTATTCAAGCAATTATGTTCCGTATGATTCAGATGACAATGAATACGAAGATGACTAATTTCAGTCAAAATAAACTGTACTAAAATATATTGCAAAGGTCGGAAAGGCTCCCGACACACTCACAAGAGTACCTGAGATGATGGATACGCCGCCCATCTTGCAATTGACAATACATTTTTCTAATGGTAAGATAGTAAAAAGAAATGGTCGTTGTTTAGATGACTAGCAAAAATCCCTCTTACCGTTTTCGGAAGGAGGGATTTTTTCTTTATACAAATAAAAACCGGCTCCTGACTGCAATCAGGAACCGGCAAGTAACACATCCGAAGATGTATCACAAAATCTGCAAAAATATTGTATCATCTTCGGAGGCAGTCTGCAAGCGGAACACCCGTTCTCTTGCTGGCTGTTATTTTTGTACTCATTTTTACATAAAATAGGAAGGTGATATTTATATGGCAAAGTTAAGAAATGGTGCCCTCTATATCCGTGTCAGCACCGCCGATCAGACGGAGTTGTCCCCGGATGCACAACAGCGGCTCTTGCTGGATTATGCCAAGAAAAACGGAATCATTATCAGCAAAGACTTTATCTTTGTGGAATCCGTCTCCGGCCGGCATGCGGATAAGCGGCCAAAGTTCCAGGAGATGATCGGGATCGCCAAGCAGGACTCTCACCCGATCGATGTGATCCTGGTATGGAAGTATTCCCGGTTTGCCAGGAATCAGGAAGAGTCGATCGTCTATAAGTCTCTGCTGAAGAAAAGCGGTGTAGATGTGATCAGTATCTCCGAGCCGCTGATCGATGGTCCTTTCGGCACGCTGATCGAGCGGATCATCGAGTGGATGGACGAATATTACTCGATCCGTTTATCCGGAGAAGTAATCCGTGGCATGAAAGAAAAAGCGTTGAAGCATGGCTACCAGTCCACTCCCTGTCTGGGATATGATGCGGTGGGTGGCGGACGTCCGTTTGTGATCAACGAAAACGAATACCGGATCGTCCAGTACATCATGGATCAGTACGATCTCTATGATCAGGATGAAACCGCCATTGCCAGAAAGTGCAATGACCTGGGCTTTCGGAGCAAGCGGGGGAATCTGTTCGAACAGCGGAACGTAGATCTCATTCTGAAGAATCCGTTCTACACTGGCACAGTAGTCTGGAATGGGATCTCTTTTGAAGGCAGTCACGAAACCAGGCTGTCGAAAGAACGATTTGAAAAACGGATTGCCCTCATGAGAGCGCGCAGACGCCCCGCCAAGGCAAGGAACATCTCCACCTGCAAACACTTTCTGTCCGGGCTGCTCCGCTGCTCTGTGTGCGGCGCTACGCTCTCTCTGGCTGGTTCCGGTAGTTACAAATACTTCCAGTGCTGGAAATACTCCAAAGGATTCCACAAAGGCTCCCAGACACTCTCCATGACAAAGGCAGAAGCTGCAGTCTGCGATTACTTTGACCGGATCCTCGCCGGAGCTAATTTCTCGTATACCGTCCGGAATCTTCCGGATCAGAAGGAAAGCGATGAGTTGGATCTACTCCGACAGGAACTGGATCAGATTGCCGTGAAAGAAGCCAGGGTAAAGCTGGCATATGAAAACGGGATTGATACGCTGGAGGAATACAAAGAGAACCGGCGCCGCCTGAAGGAGAGCCGGGAAGAACTGCTGGAAAAGATCGATGTCGCCACTGCTGCCACGCAGCCAGATGATTCTGACAGCCGTGCCAGGGAAACGCTTCTGAAGGAGATACGGTCTGTCAGTGAGATCCTGAAGGATCCGGCCGAATCCTATGAACGGAAAGGTCTTCTGCTGCGCTCGATCGTGGACGGTATCACCTATGATAAGGAGAAAAACCGGCTGTATTTTAACTTTTTCATTTCATGAAAAAAACGCCGGGAAGCCCTATTTTATAAGGGTTTCCGGCGATTTGTAGGGTATTGCAATCCGGGCCACCGTATTGTGATGCAATAATCTTCGCGATCCCTGCATCCGTTTTTG